TATTCATCAAGAGTGGTTGCTCCAATACATTGGATTTCACCACGAGCCAATGCCGGTTTCAAGATATTAGATGCATCAAGTGAACCTGAAGCATTACCCGCACCAATCATTGTGTGGATTTCGTCGATAAAAAGTATTACGTTATCAACCTTTTCAAGTTCTTCCATAATACCCTTTAATCTTTCCTCAAATTGACCGCGGTATTTTGTACCAGCAACCAACAATGCCATATCCAAAGAAACTACTCTTTTATCAAAAAGAATTCTAGGACATTTCTTTTCAACAATCTTAAGGGCTAACCCCTCAACAATAGCTGTTTTACCAACACCAGGTTCACCAATTAAAATTGGGTTATTTTTCTTTCTTCTACTCAATACTTGGGAAACCCTTTCCACCTCATCATTTCTACCAATGATAGGGTCAATTTTACCTTCTTCAGCAAGTTTTGTAATATCCCTACCAAAGTTGTCTAGAATAGGTGTACTACTCTTACCGTTAGATTTACTCTTAGAGTCACCTCTTTCATTGAAATCGTCTGTAATACCACTCATGTCGTTTTCTTTTTTTAATTCTATTAATGTACTTTTAACTGTTTTATATGTTATACCTTGTAAAAATAATACTTTACTACAGTCTAACGTTTTATTCTTCAACAAAGATAATAATAAATGAATACAATTTACATCTTTATCACCTAATTTATCAGATTCTAATTCTGCTGAGTTTAGAATAATTTTAGAACTCTCACTAAAAGTTAATAATTTATTACCAACCATAGGATTTCTAATTTTGAGTCTTATGTAACCTTCAATTTTAGCTAATAAGTCTTCAATGTCTGAACCCATATTTAAAAGAACTTCGATAGCTTCATTATCACCATCATCTAAAATGGCTAGTAATAGATGTTCAGGTTCAATTTTATGACCACCCAATCTATTTGACTCCCTAAAAGAGTTTTTTAAAACTAATCTTACTTTTTTATTTAAAGATTTCATTCATAAACAATATTAATTATAAAAACCCATTTTAACAAGCGGGGTTTCCTTTTTTATAATTCATGATTAAAATTAGTAATAATAAAAATTAAAGAAAACATTATGGGGTATAAAGAAATAATTATTATTTTTAAAAATAATTTAGAATCAGATGATATATTTGATTCAGGTTCATATTCTGTTTCATATGAAAATGTTGATTATAAAATAGAAGGTGATTACCTTATATTGGAAGTAAATAAGGAATCAGAGATTGAAGGTCATGTTTTACCTTTAAAATCGGTTATAAATTATAAAGTTATTAAATAGTTATGGCAGTAATTAAAAGAACAGTTAGAGAAGATGGGGTTATAGAATGTTTGATTGAATCAACAAATATTCTTAAAACCGAATATAATGAAACTACAAAAGAATTTACTGTAACCTTTAAGGCAGGCTCAAGATATAAATACTTAGATGTGTTAAACAGAGATTATGTTAGATTTGAGGTTTCAGAAAGTCAGGGTCAAGTTTTTAATAAAACAATGAAGAACTATAAATTTGAGAAACTTAATCCTGTAGATACAACCCCAATTAAAGAAATGATTACTGAAATTACTAATAAGTAACTTTATTATAAGCATCAACACGGTAGATATTCAAACAAAGACTATCTTCTGTTTGTTCACTTCTTGTATATATAACAAACATAGGTCCTTCGGTATAAATAGAATACATTAAACTATCATCTTCTGTTTTACCAATAAATTTTAATCTAATATCTTCAAAATTAAAAGATTCTAATTTTCTAATTACTAAATTTTTAACATCCTCACCAGTACACTCAATAGATTCAAGGGATTTAGCAATTTCTGAAGTAGAAACTTCATTAATTCTAACCTCCATTATTTTTTTAACTTGTGATTCTGTTAACCTAATTACTTTTTTCATATTAATAGTTCTCATCATTTTCTTCATCATATTCTGAAGGGTCAAATCCATATTCCCTTCGTTCTAGGTCCTCAACTTCTATACCAGCTTCATAGGCTCTACCTTCTTCAAAGGCTATATAATATGTTTCTTCTTTACCTTCATCATAACCTTTAGTATACCCATCAGATAAACCTTCGTCATAACCCTCATCATAACCTTTTTCACGTTCAAGTTCTAGTTTTTCATCGATATCTTGACTACCTTCATACCTTCCGTCATCATACCCCTCAGAATAACCATCTCTTTCACCATCAGAATAACCCTGTGAATAACCATTTTGATTACCAACATCAATACCTTCACCATGTGAATAATCAGCTAAATGGTATAAAGCTTCAAATAGTTTATCAAACTGATCTTGACTTAAAGCTAAATTGTAAACAATTTCAGTAAGTTTACTTGATTCAGGATCCCTTCTATATCCAACATCATAAAGGTCATATAACTTTTTTACAATATCTTCTTTTGATACTGGATTTGTATCATTAAGCCATTCAAAGTCATTTTCCTTTAATATTTTCTTAATTGTATTTCTCATTATCATTTAATAAATATCGTGATATTTATGAATATGAATCTAAATGAGAAAGAAATAGAAAAAGCTAGTAGAAAGATTGATTTAGGTGGTTTTGAAATGCGTGATGAACTTAACCCTAAAATATGGGATGAAAATCAAAAAATGAAACCTGAAATTAGAAAAAATCTTTTAAAAATAGCTGATGATTATTTTGAATCTTTAGAAATACCTGGTGTTGATATAGAGGATGTAACCATGACAGGTTCTTTAGCAAATTATAATTGGTCAAAATATTCAGATGTTGATTTACATATTGTTGTAGATTATAAAGAAATCCCTGTTGATGAATCTTTAGTACAAGACTTCTTAAAATCTAAAAGTTCTGCATGGAATAAAGAACATGATGTTACAATTTATGGTTATGATGTAGAACTTTATGTACAGGATATTAATGAACCACACCATTCAACAGGTGTTTATTCTATTCTAAATAATGAATGGAAAATTAAACCTGAAAAGAAAAAAATAACAGTTAATGATAAATCTGTTAAAGATAAGGCTAATATGTTAATGGACCGTGTTGAGGATTTATATGATGAATTACTTGATGGTGATTATGATGTGGCTATTAGAGGTGTTGAAAAATTAACAGATAAAATCAAAAAGATGAGACAATCTGGTCTTGACTCTGGTGGTGAATTTTCTGTTGAAAACATAGTTTTTAAAGTACTTCGTAGAAATGGTATGTTAGATAGGTTATATGACATTAAAAATGTGGCTTATGATAAATCTGTGACCTTAGAGTCAATTCAAGAATCCAAGAAAATTGATACCCTTTTAGAATCTATGGATGGTGAATTTGATTGGATTAGAGATGTACAAACAAAAAAATTGATAGATAAACAACCATATAGGTCTTCAGAATATAATCTTGTTGATGAATTCTTTAAAAAAGGAACTCAATTTTATGAAGGGTGGGAAATAACTTGGGATAGTTGGCAAGGTATTGTAGAATGGAGAAATGAACAAATTCCTGATATGTTTTATTTAGCAACGCCTTATTGGGATGGTGCTGATAATGTACCTGTAAATTATGATTATAACTATGGTGATGATTATGGTATTTTAGGTTTTATAGATATCCCCGAATTTGAGTATGAAGAAGATTTAAATAATTGGTTGGAACATGTCTATTTTGAAGGAGTTTATAAAATGATTACTGAGCATAATCAAGAATATTTAGGTCCTGATGCTGATTAATTAAACAATAACTCTGATTTATTTAAAATATTGGATATTTATATAAAAAACTAAAATTAAAATAAAAAAACTATAAAATGGTAACTGGAACAACTGAAGAACTATTAGCGTTGATATTACAACAAATTTCTCCATGTCCTGAAGTTTGTAATAATGAGGATCCATATGGTTCTGGTCTATACGACATTAAGACAGGGTTAAAGTTAAGTCCAAATGGTGAGTCAATATTACCAACGCCACCATCAACACCACCTGATTAACATATCATTTATTTAATATAAAACTAATAAATTATGAATAAAAAAACATTAAATAGAATGTTAGAACTGGCTAACATTAAGCCAATCACAGAAAATAAAGTTGAACTTTCGTCATTAGAACTTGTTAAAAAGGCAGCTAATAATAAAGTTTATGCTATTATTAGAGAAAACAGTAAATATTTTATTAAAATTACTGATAAAAAAGAAAGTTTAACAGAATCTGATTTTGATTACATTGGTGGTTTAGGTAATAAATCTAAACATTCTTATAATTCATTTGAGGATGCCACCTTCCATTTAAATTTAATGTTTAATGAATTAAATCGTATAAATGAAGGTTCTTATGTTAACATTTTAGAATCTGATATACATTTATTAGATGAGAAAAAATATGTTTTAAAATTAAATAAACCAAAAGCTAAAACTCAACCGGCTGATGATACATTTGACTTTGGTGGTTCTGATGAAAAATCTACTGAAGATACATTTGACTTTGGTGGTGAGGATGAAGATTCTAGTGACGAGTTTGATTTTGGTGGTTCTGATGAAAAAACTGATGAAAAAACTGATAAAGATGAAGATTCTAGTGACGAGTTTGATTTTGGTGACGAAAGCACTTCAGATGAAGAAACTGAAGATGAATTAGATACTGAAGATGACTTTAGTGATGATGAGGATTTTGATGAAGAAGACTCTATAAAATCTATACAAAAAATGACAGGTAAACTAGGTCAAAAACTTAGAGATACTGAGGACATAACTTCCGATATGCAAAAATGGGTTGCTAAATCCGTATTATCGGCATTAGATTTAGGTACTATGGATACTGATGATAAAAAAGATATCATTAGAACTATAAAGAAAAAATCTAAAGAAGAAGAGGAACCAGAAGAAGAAATTACGTCAAGTGAAGAGGAATTTGATTTCGGTGGTGAAGATGAAAAAATGGAAGAATCTTATATGTCATATATGGATGATGAAACATGTACACATTGTGGTGGCACAGGAATAGACGAATTTACTGATGAAGAGTGTGAATGGTGTGGTGGTGAGAATAAAGACCATAACCTAATGACACAAAAAGATATTGATGATGCTATGGGTTACATCTCTTACATGAAAGATGATAAAGCTTCTGAAAAAGAAATGGATAATTGGATTCGGGACATGGAAGATGAAGGTTTTTATGGTAGGCCAACTACTAAATACGAGTCTTACATGGATGATGTACGCGTGTATGAAGATGAGGAAGAGGTTGAAAGAGGGGGCGAACGTGAACTTGATAAGGGTGAAAAGATATTATTAGATTATTCAGATATAGAAGATGAAGCATTATATGGAATGAACCCAAATAAATATGGTAGGTCAGGACTTGATAGAGCTAGAAGGGAGGCTGACATAGATATCACTAAACATTATAATAAAAATGCTTCACCTTATTATGATTTAGGTCCATCAGAAGATTGGCGTAAACATAAATTACCATACGATATGGACATCAACCCAATTGATCCATATGAAAATTATATGTCTGATATTACAGATGAATTTGAAACTTACGAACAAGAATTAGCTTATGAAGATTTGGTACAATTATCTTCAGAATATGGTTATACCGTGAGTCTTTGTCACGCTGATAAAACAAACGACCCAGAAGAATCAACTATTTATTTTGATATTAAAGATGGTAGTAAAAAAATAATGAAAGCTAGGGTTAATTCTGTTGGTGACATTGAACTTGGTTCTATGAAAGGTAAACATTTTATTGGTCAACCAGTTGACTCTTTATCCGATTATGACGAAACTTTCCAAGAAAACGGAATAGATATGGGACCTCAAAGAGAAAAATCACCTGAAAAACCTGGTAGAGAAACTGAAACAAAACCTGGTAGAGAGAAAAAACGTGATACTGATAGACCTTCTAGAAGACCGTTTAATCCACCACCTCATATCACACCGGGAGAAGAGCCAGGTCCTAAAGCAGGTCAAAGAAGACAAGGTAGTAATTACGACCCTACTATGGCTCCAGCACCAGCTAAAGAACCTTCTGAAAAACCTAGTGAACCAACAACAAAACCTGGACGTGAAAAAAGACCTGATACAGATAGACCTTCTAGAAGACCTTTTAACCCACCTCCACATATTACACCAGGAGAGGAACCGGGTCCTAAAGCTGAAGATGATGTAGAATTTTCATAATAAAAAAAATAATTTAAAGAAACATAGTCTGAAAAGGTTATGTTTTTTTATGCTATCTAAGAATATTTATATTATATGTATTTAATTTATATAAATCGGATAGGTACCACATTTAAAGGTGAGAATGTTTTTGAGTTTTTATTTTCAAACTCAACTGATTGGGAATGGGATGATTCTTGGTACGAATCTTCTGTTGTTGTTGAAAAAAGAGATTTATCACCTGATGAAAATATAATTAAAATGGTTGGTACCTTAAAGACTGATTTATTTGATTTAGAACTTATACAAGAAGATGGGGTACGTAATATTTATGATGCAGTAGAAGGTATTATTGCATTAGGATGGGAAAAATATCAAGACGGTGAAGATTTTCCTGAAAAAAGAAGAATTTTTAAGTTCGGTGATTTAAAAGAAACCGTTGATGAACAATTATATGAATATGATCTTGTATTAAAATATAAAGAAAACAAAATAAAAGCGTAATGTCTGATAATAAAAAATATAACCTAAAAGAAGATAAAGAATCTAGATTAGATTCATTGAATAAGGAGTTAGAAAATAAAGAAAAAACTTTAAAAAATTTAGAATCAACTAAATCTTTAAAACAAATTGAATTAAGGTCTGATGCGGTTGCTAAATCAAAATCTTCACAAGCCACACCAGGTAGTGAAGCTAAAGAAGTTACTTCACAAATACTAACTAAAAAGATACCAGCATTACAAAACTACATACAACAACAATTAACACCACAAATAACTCAAGCACAACAGGATGTTAAAAATACTAAAGAATTAATAAATATCGAAAAATCACAACCTGAAACTGAAGAAGGTGAAGAAACAGAAAAAGAAGAAACTATGAAAGAAAATAAATTAATAAATTTTTCACAATTTAAATCTATTGTTGAAAACTACACTAAAGTTAATTTGTCCGAATCAGATATTATTAATATACTTGTGGAGACTCAAAATCCGGTAATGACAAAAGCCGAACTTATTGAGTCTTTACAGAATAAATTAATAATTGAAGCAGATATGAATAGAGAAGTAAGTGGTAGTTTTGAAAGTGGTAGTAATGAATATTCTGACTTACTTGGTCAGGATTTAGCTAAACAAATGGCTAACCAATCTTTTGCTGAGATAGCTAGAAACATTCAAAGAAAAACAGGTAAACAAAGGGTTACCATGGATGATGTACAAAATTTATTAATGACTTCATTAATTCAAGCAGCTAAAAAAGAATATGCTTACGGTATTGACAGATTAGAACAAAAAGCTGTTGATTTAGTTAGTAAAAAATTTAATATACCTTCAGGTTCTATAGATTTTGAAGTAGAGATTACAGGTTTACCTATACAATTAGCTCCAGCTGTGGCACAAATGTCAAATCTTAATAGACAACAAATTATGAGTGTGATGCAATTAGCACAAAATCCAACACCACAAAATTTGTCACAACTTTCAGAATTGTTAGGTGTTAAATTTGGTAATATTAACAAGGAGGGGTTAAAAATGAGTAAAGGTAGTACACCTCCACCACAAGGTAAAACTGCTGAACAAATGAAACCTAAAGTTAAAAGAAGAAGGTTTACTAACGCTATGATGCAAGGAGCGGCTAGAAAAACACAAAATCTACATTTCGCTGATGATCAATTCCGTGATGAAAATCCTGAATTAAGTAATCAGTATGGTAATATTATGGCAGCAAATGACGCTAGTTATTGGATGATGGACGATAACTTAATCAGACAACAAGGTGAATCAGGTATTCACGCTGGTAATTCTAGAGTTAAAGTATCGAGCACAGGGGGTGTACCTAAAATTATTGCACAAGGTATGGTATATCCTATTTTATTACATGAATTGGGTAAATCTATTCCAGAATTAATGGCATTATGGTCTTTACCAAAAGATGTTGAAGAAAGAAGATATGTATTAGACCAAACAGATAATTTAGAAGCCGAAACTAATGACATTAGATTAGGTCCAGCTCTTTGGGATAAATTTGTTGAACAAATTCCTGTAGATAATCAAGAAGTTATTTCTTTAACTTGGCATATGTTACAAGAATTAGATGATTATGAATTTAATGGTATTGTAGAAGGTTTATTAAATAATAGTACCAATGCACAACGTAGAGTTCAAGAATTAGCTGAAGAAGCTATGGATGAACTTAGAGGTGAATCTTCAGATGAGTCTTTAGGTGTTTATAGTGATGACGAAGATGAAGAAGGAGATGTTGCTACACCTGAAGAAGATGGTGAAGAAGAAGGTGGTTATAGTGACCCTGAGTTAAAGAGAATTCTAGGTGGACAACAAGGTGAAGAAGGTCCTGAAGAATCGAAAGACCTTGATGATATGTCTAATCAAGAATTACAAAATTTGATGCAATCCGCAATTGAGGATGAAGATTACGAATTTGCCTCCCAAATTAGAGACATACTAAATAGTAGAAGATAAAATAAAAACCACCTTAATGGTGGTTTTTTTATGCTTACTCTCTTTATGCATATTTATTAGTAAAAAGAGAGATGACAAAAGCTCAAATGTTATATGAAGTAGGTAAATGTTTAAATGACCCTATTTATGCTATCGAATCCTATCTAACCACAGAAGATAGGACTCAAGGTGGTTTTGTACAGTTTAAATTATTCCCTAGACAAAAGGAATTAATTGGTGGGTATAAAAAACACCAACACAATATAGTCATGAAACCTAGACAGGCAGGTATATCAACAACTACCGCAGCCTTTTTAGCCGTTTTAACCGCTTTAGCTTCAAGTAAAAGTACTCAAAAAATACTTATAGCAGCAAACAAACAAGAAACTGCTAAAGAATTTTTAAAGAAAATTAAAGATTTTACAATGCAATTACCAGGTTGGATGGATGTCCATAGACCACCCAATTCTGATAGTTGGTTTAACCCTGAAAAGAATTCAAGTTCACATTATAAATTATGGAACGGTAGTGAAGTTAAAGCTGTGGCATCTTCAAAAGACGCCTTAAGAGGTTACACACCATCAGTAATTGTTGTGGATGAGGCAGCCTTCATTGAAGGTAACAGGGGTGAAGAATTTTATACGGCAGCACAACCATCCCTCTCAACAGGTGGTAAATCAATATTAATATCTTGTGTCACTGATGATACCTTTGTTTTAACACCCAAAGGAATTAAAGAAGTTTCTGATTTTATTGAATATGATAAAGAAGGCGGTTATTACACAAAAGAATATGAAGTTTATGGGTATGGCAAATCTAGAAAGTCTAATATATTCCACAATAATGGTTATGTAGATACTAAAATTATTAAAACTAAATACTCCAATCTAGAAGGTAGTAATAATCATAAACTTTATGCTTATTCAGAAAAAGATAAAAGATTTGGTTGGTATAAACTGGAAGATTTGAACGTTGGTGATTATGTTCCGATTGTTTACGGTCATGATGTATGGGGTAATAATGACGATTGTTCAGATTTCCAACCGTTAGAAAATAATAGAAATAAAAATAAATTTAACCCAAATAAAATAACTGAAGACATTTCTTATTTTATGGGATTATATCTAGCTGAAGGTTCTTCATATAAATTTATTAAAAATGGTAAACACGTTGGTACAAGTATAACAATATCTTGTGGGGATGATATATCTGGTATATTTAATAAACTAGATTTAAATTATTCTTACGATGAAAAGTGGCACTACACCACAGGTTCTAAGGAATTGGGTGAGTTTATGGAATACATTGGTTTTGACTTGTCTAAGAAAGCAAAAGAAAAAGTTATACCAAAAAGAATATTTGAGTTGTCTAGAAAAAACGTGATATCATTTATAAGAGGATTTATGGATGGTGATGGGTATAGTAGATCAGATAATGGTAAGGTCGGTTTATGTTCTTCCTCTAAAAGATTAATTGAACAATTTAGAATTTTATTCATGAATTTAGGTATATTATGTGAATACCAAGAAATAATGATGAAACCGACTGAAAAAGTTAAGGTTTATTCTATAAATTATAGATTAAATATTTCTGATTCCAAATACTCAAGGAAATATTACGATATGGTTGGTTTTGGGTTTGAGAGAAAACAATTAAAAGAAGAATACCTAAATAATAGGGTTGTACGTAATACCCATGATGTCGTACCTATGGGTGCTGACATAATTAGAGAAGTTTACAATAACAGCAGTAACGGATTAAAATATTTTAGGGATAATGGTTGTAATATTTCACACATAACCAAAAAAAATAGCAAAAGTAAACATGTTAGTCGTGAGTTTTTATTGAGTTTTTTAGATATTGTTAATGAAGAACGTGGTTTGGTAAAGGATAATATTACTTGGGTTCAAATAAAAGGTATTGAATCCAATAAAAACCATACATACGATTTTTCATTGCCAGATTCACCAGAGGATTTTTGGTGTCATTCCGTGTTATATAACGGTATATTGGGTCACCAAACACCAAACGGACACGACCCTCTTTATTATGTAGCATATAAAAATGCCAAAACAGGTAGAAACAACTTTAATATAGTTGAGATGCGTTGGTATGAGGACCCTCGTTATAATAAAGGTATGAAATGGTTATTGAAGGACCCTATGACTGAAGATCTTATTGAAGAAAAAGAAGAGTGGGACCCAGAAAAATGGCCAAAAATGGTTAAAGAAGGTTGGCAACCAACTTCATCTTGGTTTGAAGATATGTGTGCACAACTTAACCACAATAAACGTTCAATAGCACAAGAGTTATTATGTGATTTCCAAGGTTCTGGTGACCAAGTAATTGATGACAAATATATTAAATTCCATGAAGATAATAATGTCATGGAACCTATGAGAAAAGAATGGATTGACGGTAACATGTGGATTTGGGAAGATCCTATTGTTGGTCACAAATATATAATGGCTATTGATGCTGCCAGTGGTTCTGCTGATGACTTTGGTTCTATTTGGCTTTTAGATTTTGATACGGGAAATCAAGTCGCTGAATATCATGGAAAAGTTTCACCCGATATATTAGGTGAGATAGGTCATTATTATGGTGAATCTTATAATGCCTATGTTGTTGTTGACGTAACTGGTGGGTACGGTATTTCAACGGTATTAAAAATGTTGGAATTGGGTTACCCTGTTAAAAGAATGTATTACGACACCCCAATCGGTATTGATATGTTGGAAAACAATAAACAGTTACAAAAATACATGAGTAACGGTAGAATGCCAGGTTTAAATTTCCAAAAAAATAGAAATACAATTGTAATGGAAGGCGAAAAAGCTATCCGTATGAATTCTATTAAAATTAGGTCAATTAGAACTTTAACAGAGTTACCAACGTTTGTATATATTAATAATAGACCTGACCATACAAAAGGTTCACACGATGACTTATTAATGGGTCTATTCATGTGTAATTTTGTTGGTATGACTTCTTTTAAAGATTTGGAAAAATCTAAAGGTCATGTTAAAGCGATGGTTAATAGTTGGGCAGTAGCTACAAATGATACTACTGATATTTCAGAATTAAATGAAGTTGTTAATATGGGTTTTTATACAGACCCTAAAGCTATAACAAAAGATAAACAATCTTTACAACAAACACAGGAGTATATGTGGATGTTTAGTGGATTACCAGGATTTAAGAAACAAAGATAATGAAAAGATTTAACGTAAAACCATTTCAGAATAAACAATTTAAAGTACAAAAAGGTGCTGGACCTGTTTATACTTATAATAAATCAAGACCTGTACCAGAAGGTGTAGCCGTGACTCAAAATATTAAAAAGGAATTAACTAAAGAATACATTTTATGTGGTAATGGTATCGACAATGTTGTACAATATGTTTATGAAAATTTACCTACAGGTGACCATTCAGCATATGTGGACTGTGATTACGTTGATTAATATTCACATTAAAAGTTTATAGATTACATTTAATTTGAATATTTATATTAAATAAAAAGATTATTGAAATAGTTTAAATGGCAGATAATAAAGATTTAACAGTATATCAGAAATTATTCTATATGTTCGGTCAAGGGGGTGGATTAAAAACCAACCCAGAAAGAAACCCTAAATATAGTTTAACTGATAAAGATTTGATTGTAACTTCATCTAAAGAAGATTTTGAAAAACAAAAACTTCAGTTACAACAACAAAAATATATGGAAGGTCAATGGCAAAGAGTTGATAATGAACTTTATCAAAGGGCCATTTTCTATGAAACAACTAGAATAGCTTCATATATGGATTATGAAGCCATGGAATTCACACCTGAAATAGCCGTAGCTTTAGATATTATGGCGGAAGAGAGTTGTCTTGCCGGAAACACTATAATATCATTATTAAATGGTGAAAATATTACCATTAAAGAATTGTATGAAAGACAATATACAAACTTTTGGGTTTACGGTGTTAAAATAGATGAAAACAGTATAAAACCTTCAATGGTAGATAAAGTTGTTTATAAAGGTTATAAAGACGTTTATAAAGTAATTTTAGATGATGATACAGAAATTATTTGTACCCCAGACCATAAATGGTTAAATACAAATAATGAATGGTTAGAAACTAAAGATTTAAAGCATTCAACAGCTTTAAAATCTATATATAGTAAAAAAACCACTAAAGGTTATGAAAAAGTTTCTTTAACTGACAATTGGGGTGATTATAAATTAACACATAGAATTGTAGCTGATGATGTTTTAAAGGAAGAAAAAAATACTTTGTTGAATAACCCAAAAAGTGAAACTCAAAAAATAGTTGTACACCACAAATCTTTTAATAAATTAAATAATGATCCTAATGAATTACAGTATATGTTTTGGGATGACCATCAAAAATTACATTATAAATTAAATTCTGAAAGATGGTTAAACACTGAATATCGTGAAAAAATGAGAAAAATATTTAGTGATACAGCCAAAATAACATGGTCAAAATTGAGTTCTGAAGAAAGGTTTATAAAACGATCTTTAATTATGAAAAACTTAATTAGTAAATTAAGTTTAGAAGATAGAAAAGTTATTTACGGTAGAAAAGGTGAAAACAATGGTATGTATAATTCACAAAGATACGGTAAACTTAACCCAAACTATAATCATGATAAAAACCACATAGAAGATATTAATGAAGATGAGTATATAAAATTTATAACATCAATTAAAGGTGACAGAACTATTCAAGCTGTAAACCATTTTAATTTAACTAACCAATCTGTTATTAATTTTAATAAAATTATTTGTAAAAAATTTAATATAAAACGAATTGAGGATATGGATTTTGTAACTAATAAAGAAGGTTACTCAATTACAAACATGAAAAATTTTATAAAAAATTCAAATAATCCACACAGAGAATTTAAAAAATATTGTAATATAAATAATTTAGATTACCATGTAACTAGAAGGTTTATAAATAAACAAGGTTATACTAAATGGGGAGAATTAGTTGATAATATTGATAACCATAGAGTTGTTAGTGTTGAATATGTAGGTAAAGAAGACGTATACGATTTAGTTAATTCAAGTGTGGATAGTACTTTTGGTGTTAAGTGTAACAATGGTATGATTATATCACATAACTGTACACTTAATGAACAAGGTAAAATATTATCAGTATATTCAGATTCATCTAGGATTAAAAAGGTTCTTGAGGATTTATTTTATAACGTAATGGATATCCATTCAAATTTACCAATGTGGACAAGAAACACATGTAAATATGGTGATAACTTTTTGTATTTAAAATTACATTATAAATACGGTGTTGTTGGTGCATCACAATTAACCAATATTGAAATAGAAAGAAAAGAAAGTAACATATTCCCTTATAAGGGTATGGATGATGAAGAAGAGTCTAAGAAAAAACAAGTTAAATTTGTTTGGAAGGATAAAAACTTAGAGTTTAATGCTTGGGAAATAGCTCATTTTAGATTATTAGGTGATGATAGAAAATTACCTTATGGTACTTCAGTTTTAGAAAAGATTAGGAGGATTTGGAAACAACTACTTTTAGCTGAAGATGCTATGTTAGTTTATCGTGTTACTAGAGCACCTGAAAGAAGGGTATTTAAAGTTTATGTGGGTAACATAGATGATGAAGATGTTGAAGCATATGTACAAAAAGTAGCTAATAAGTTTAAAAGAACTCAAACAGCTAACAATCAAACAGGTCAATTAGATATTAGATATAATACCTTAGCTGTTGACCAAGACTTCTTTGTACCGGTTCGTGACGCTAATGCTTCTAACCCAATTGAAACTTTGGCTGGGGCTGCCAATCTAGACCAAATAGCTGATATCCAATTTATCCAAAGAAAATTAGTTACAGCTTTAAGAATACCAAAACCTTTCTTAGGTTTTGAAGAGACTAATGGTGATGGTAAAAATTTAGCTTTACAAGATGTAAGATTTGCTAGAACCATTAATAGGATTCAACAATCTATGGTACAAGAGTTAAATAAAATTGCTATTGTACATTTATATATTTTAGGTTTCCATGATGAATTAGGTAATTTTAAACTTTCATTAAATAACCCATCTACACAAGGTGAAGTCCTTAAAGTTGAACAATGGAAAGAAAAAGTACTTCTTTATAAAGACCTTGTTAGTGCTATTGATGGTGGTTTAGCCCCTACATCACATACATGGGCTAAAAAGAATATCTTTAATTGGTCTGATGATGAAATAATTTTAGATTTAGAACAACAAAGATTAGAAAGAGCAGCTTCTAAAGAACTTGAAAACACTCCTGAAGTTATTAAGAAAACAGGTTTCTTCGATAAAGTAGATAAACTTTATGGTGAAACACCATCTAAAGGTGGTGAAACAGAAGGTGAAACAGAAGGTGAAGCTGGTGGAGAAGAATTTGGTGGAGGCTTCGGCGGAGGTGGAGGCTTCGGCGGAGGTGGAGGCTTCGGCGGAGGTGGTGAAGCTGGCGGAGAAACTGGTGGTGAAGCTGGCGGAGAAACTGGTGGTGAAGCTGGTGGAGAAGCTGGTGGAGGTGGTTTTGGTGAAGGATTTAGAAATGATGATGTAATAGATAAACTTTTATTAGAGGGTAAAAAAAGGAATGAAGATATACTCTTAATGACGAAAGGAATAAAGGATTTATTAAAAGAAACTGACTTTGATAATGAAGAAATAGATTTATTCTAAAAATAGAGCATATTTATTTTAAAAATATTAAAATGAATTTTGGTACTATAAAAGATATATTTACTTCTATCCTAGTTGAATCACATTTAAACAACGATAAGAAGGGTAAAGAGTTGTATAAAAACTTCCTTAAAATACTTAAAGAAAGTGAAACTCTAAGTACAGCGTTTATTGTTTATAAAAACATTGAGAGTAAAACAATAAAAAATGAGGTATTAGCTAATGAATATCTTAAAGAATCTATTTCTGTTTTTGATAAATTTAGAGGAGATAACTCATTATCTGTACAAACAAAAAAATTAATTTCTTTACTTGAGACTAACGGTATTGATTATAACTCAAAAGAAGTTAAACCATTACATGAATCCCTACAAAAATTAATCTCAACCAAAAAAGAGGCTAATAATTTAGATGTTATACATGAACATAAATATAATATTGTTAATTGGTTAACATCAGATAAAGAACCAATCTCAGAAAACGAAGAATTTATTAGACCTAATGTTGAACCTAATAAATTTTTAGAATTAGCTGTATCAAAATTTAATGAAAAATATTCTGAATTAAACGAAGAAGAAAAAAATATTTTAAAGGTTTTACGTGAAAATAATGAAGAAAAAAGTAAAACCTTAGTATTAGATTTAGTTAAAGAAACTGTAGAAATTATAAATAAACATTTAGAAAGCTATAGTGAAAATGTTAATGTTAAATCAAAATTACTAGAAACTAAGGATGTTATCTACAAAATGATTGAAAATAACGACAGTTCTAGTGACAAAATTTTAAAACTGTATGAACTAAAATCTAATTTAAAAAATGATTAATAGATTTCTTAACCACTTTGTTAGTTGTTTCGGATTTAATTGTACTACCGATTTTAATAATTCCTTTGTACATTCAAATTTATTAATGATAACAATCCCTTTTGCGGCTATTTCATCTTTAATTGAACAAATAATGGGTTTACATAGTTTAACTATAATAGCTTTTGGTTTATTAGTTATTTTAGAATTAATTACTGGTATAGTGGCATCAAAAAATAGGGGAGAAAAAATAGTTTCTCACAAATTTAGTCGTTTTGGTTTAAAAGTTTTTGTTTGGTTATCCTTATTGTTTATAACTAATAGCCTAAAATTAGAATATGAAGGACACAAAGATTTATTATCTATAACTACTTTAGGTATTTTCACATGGTTACACGATGCTTTATTTGTTTATGTAACTATGGAATATTTAATTTCTGTTTTTGAAAACATAAATTCTTTAACAAAGACAAAAAGTAAAAAAAAGTTTATAGATTATATAATAGATAAGTTAAAAAATTTTTCACCTTCAGAAAAA